AATCACAGTTACAAGAACTGGTGGTATCTCATCTGGCGGATTTATTCAATTCGTTTAAGATTTGATGATTTTCTAAAACAAAGATAAATATAAAAGAATATGGCAGGATTACCACATTATCAAAACTCGCTCTCTGCAACCAACAGGTTTGAACCGGTTTATTTGAACCAGTTTGAGGTTACAATCATACCTCCTGCGGCTGTTTTGGGAGGTGACATCCTTCTCCAACACGTCACAAAGGTTAGCGGTCTATCTTTAGATAAAAACCCTGGATTGGTAACTCAAAAATATAAGTTCGCTAAAAGGAACTATGCAGGTGCTAAGCCTGACACTACCTTTATGGACTTGAGTCTTAGTTTCACTATAAACTTGAATGATGACAATTCAATGTACGTATTTAAAACACTAAGACAATGGAGTGATTTAATCTATAACCCACTAACCGGTGCGATGGGTCTTAAGAATGACTATGTTGGAACGATAGTGATTTCAATCTTCAATAAACAAGGTGATGTTTTCAGAAGAATTACTTGTAGAGATTGTTACCCAACCAAACCAGTCAATCCGATGAATCTAAACTATACATCGACCGACATCTATAAAATAGACGATATGACTTGGGCGGTTGATTATTGGGAAGATCTATTCTTATAAAAAAAGTTAAAAATTAAATGGCAGGTTTACCACATTTTACTAACTCAAGAGCGGCGATAAACAATTTTGAACCTGTTTATCTGAATCAATTTGAGGTGATCATTAGTCCTCCAGCAGGTATTATTGATGCAACCACCACGTTCAAGGGTGAAACCATATTGACCCAACAAGTTAAATCGATCACAGGTTTAGCAGTGGATATATTACCAGCTGCAAACGTTGAGCAAAACTATAAATTTGCCACAAGAAGATACGCTGGAGGTGAGCCTTCAACCTCTGATATGACTCTCACTATGGAATTCGAGGTCAACTTAAATGATACTAATTCCATGACAACATACAAAATTCTCAGACAATGGAGTGATTTGATCTATAACCCTTTAACAGGTGCGATGGGCCTCAAATCTGATTATGTTGGTTCTATGGTTATTTCAGTATTCAACAAAAGAGGAGACGTTTTCAGAAGAATTAGAATACCTTCATGTTTCTTGAGTGAAGCTATTAATGCTATGGAATTAGATTACGAGAATCCCGCTATCTACACAGTTAGCACCTCTTGGATATGCGACTACTGGGAAGATCTATTCTTATAATAGAAATCCTAAAAATATCGAAAAGAGACAATGAAAATTGTCTCTTTTTTTGTTTTCTGTTATATAATAAAAAACAAGAGTAGAATACTATGGATTTCATGAGCAATTTTTCACCCGAAGAGATACTAAGAAAAAAGGAACTAGAAGGAGGCCTGGAATACGATCCGATTCCAGAAAATCAAATTTTGGCCGAGAGACCTCCGGTTACTTCTGAAGCTGCTGTTGAAATACCAGCACCGATACAACAACCTGTGGTTGAACCCGTTTTTAAAAGTAATCCCACACCCACATCCGAGCCTGAAATTAAACAGCAATACCAGACTCAAGAACCATTAAATCCACCCATTAGCTCATTGGGAAAATCCCAGAAAATGAAATCCAGCACTGAAGATAATATCGGGTGGAAAAATATTCCAATTCACTTGCTTCCTTCTATGGGTATGTTCTATCCAGAGGGGACCAAAATTGCTATTAGAGCAGCAGAGGTAAAGGAGATAAGGTTCTTTTCTACCATAGACGATGATGATAATTTGGACATTGAAGAAAAGTTATCGTACGTTATCGATAGATGTAGTAGAATGGAATTTCCCGGAGAGGGTTTAGTTTCATATAAGGATCTCAAACAGGAAGATAGATTCTTTATTGTCTTGGCAATTAGGGATTTGACTTTCGTCAAGGGTGAAAATATGATCATACTAAAGCCTTATAAAAAGTGCAAATCAACCCCAGATTGTCCATTTAATCACGGAATAGAACTCAGAACAGGTGTATTAAGCTCTTACGAAATAGATCCTCAGATCCTCAAATACTATGATGCTTCGACTAGAAGCTTCGTCTTTGAATCAAGCAAAATAGGCAAGAGAATTGAAATTTCGATTCCTAGTATAGGAGTTACGCAAGAGATTGCTAGTTTCTTGAGAGAAGCCGCTAAGAGGGGAATTGAAGTTGATGACGGTTTTGTTTCCATATCACCTTTCTTATTTAATGACTGGAGATCTTTATCGTTTGAACGTATTTTAGGAAAGCTCAGAGAAGTTGATAATTTCTGGAGTAAAGAAGAATATAGCTTATACTTCGAACTTTCTGAAAGAATTAAGATAGGAACGAAATTAGAAGTTAAATTAGAATGTCCAGTATGCGGTGAGAAGGAGGTCACCGCCAATATTACCTTTCCCGGAGGGCTCAGATCTCTTTTCGTTATTTCAAATATCTTTGGAGAACTTCTTTGATATTAAATTTAGACTCTGGAAAGAACACGGACTAGATCCAGAATGGATTGAAACTATACCTTTTTATGAATATCAAATTTGGATTGATAAACTCAACGCCGTAATAGAAGTTGAAAACGCCGAAGCTCAAAGCAAGGATGGATTAAAGCAAATCTTCAATTTTACCAAGGGAAGTTAACAGGGGATATATACATAAAACACGATTAGTGTCAGATGGACAACAACCAAAAGCTTATATCCCAAATCGCAGATCTAAGTAGAAATTTGAATCTGATGAATGATTCTCTAAAGAGAAACACACAGTCAATTCAAGCTCTAGTAGATGTTACGCCTACATCAGAAGCAGAAAAGCCAACAAAATCTGAAAAATCTCCAATTGAGAAAGATTTAAAAGACCTCTCTAGTGTGCTTTCTAAAATGATGTCTCCAGAAAGTCCCCTTTCTAAAATAGCTAAAGCCATGGAGGAATCGTCTTCCAAACCTGTCGACTTCACTAAAACTGGAGAGATTAAAGGTGCATTCCAAACTGGCGGAGTTGCAAAACAAGAAGGTAATTATGTCGTTGGAGAAAATGGACCAGAGGTTGTCAAGCTCCCTAAAGGTAGCGGAATCATTCCTATTAACACTAAAGATTTAATAGAAGGTCTGAAGAAAGTTCCGGAACTTTCAGCTCTCCTTAAGGAAGGCGACGTTGTAAATGTAACTGGTGAATATTACGACAAATCCATATTATCCTCTGACGGAAAGAGAATAAGCCTAAATAAGCTTATTAATAAATATGAAGATGAGACATTCTTTTCTGATGACGAGACAAAGGATAAGAAGACAGCGGAAAGATTGGAAAAGAATCTAAAATCTTTAGAGGATCTTCAGAAGGCAGCAGATGATAAATTAAACTTCGAGTTCAATTCGATAAGGGAAGAAAAAATGAAGTTGGATTCCCAAAGAGGAGGAGCAGAACCGCCTGAACAATTTGAAGAGAAGTTAAGAATATCCAAAGATATTTTAAAAACTCTTCCACCTGAGGAGCATACCGAACTCGCAGTTGCCAAAGCTAGACTCGAAGCTGAGAAAATAATACTTGCTAAGTCTCTGGAAAGAAGTGAAGCGAAACCAACTGGAAAGACTGAATCGTCAGAAACTGCTGTTTCTAAAACCGACCTAAAGAAGCTAAACACTGAAGCCAAAACCTCTGAATCTAAATCAGAATCAGAAAAACCTGGAAAGGAGAAAGGCCCGGGAGTTTTTAGTAAACTTGGAAGTCAGCTCAAAAAAAGTGCAGGAAGAGTAGCCGAGGGTGTAGCCGATAAAACTGGGATTAGTGGAATCCTTTCTGTTGGTAAAAAAGCTCTTGAGTCTAGATCAGAAAAAAATAAATCTGAAAAGTCTTCAACTGCAGCTTCGAGTGAATCTAAAGGTGAACCTTCAGAAATGAAGAGGAGTGTACCAGCTTTAGCTGCACTCCCACCTAAACCTGAGCCTAAACCAGAACCTCCTAAAACAGAAGCACCTAAACCACCTAAACCTGTTGAATCTAAAAAAGAATCGGTGACATCTGCGTCATCAGAACCTGCTTCTGCTAAGTCTACTACTCCAAGTAGAAAGGAAGAAGAATCCAAAGAAAGTATTACTCCTGCAGATCTAAATGATATAAAATCCGCACTTGCAAGAATAGCATCTTTATTAGAGGGTCCAATAACGGTCTCTTCTATGGACGGACCATTTAGACCTGATTCTAGAAGGGTATAACCTTCATTTACAGTCACTTTAAAAAAATATTTACAAAACCCCTGTTGTAAATTTTTTTCTCGCGTTTCTTTTTAGTATATTTGTTTTAAATTCTCAATTATGGACTTCAAAGAAAAGATAGGCAAATCCCTCGCATCCACAGTAGACCCCACCCTTCTCCTCGACCAGTTGGTGAACATTTCCAACTGGAGAATCTCTAAAAACAAGAAAATCGAATCATACCAAATACGATGGGATGATTCAGAAACCCTAGATCTAAATAACATTACCATTCATGATGATGTCAAATCTTTAAAGAATGATTTGATCTATTTACAGATGGCTTCGGTGTGGGGAAAGAATTCACACTGCGAAAGAATGAAAGTCGGATGTCTAATGGTTAAAGACAAATCCATTATTTCAGATGGTTATAACGGATCACCGACAGGATTCCCGAATATCTGCGAAGACGAAAATATGGTAACATTACCTTATGTCTTACACGCAGAAGCCAATGCAATCACTAAATTAGCTAAAAGCACACAGAGCTCGGATGGATCAACTATTTACGTTACCTTATCTCCATGTTATGAATGTTCAAAACTTATTATCCAATCGGGGATAAAAAGAGTTGTATTTTCTGAAGTGTATAGGAAACCTGAATCGATAGCATTCTTACTAGAAGCTGGAATTGAAATTGTTAAAATATCTAACCTGACCCAAATTTAACCTATATGCAGCAAATTAAAGAAACGAACATTCAAAAATTAGCTGAGGATTTTATCCAAAGCAAAAGCGACAAATCATTTGCAAATCTATTTAACAGACTTAAGCCCGGAGTCTCAAATCACTGCTTCTTAATT